GCCCTGATGCAAGCATCCCCGCGACGAGCACTACACATTGGTCAACAAGACCCTATATGGTGAAGTGGCACCTATTAAGCCCCCATTTCCCGGCCTCTACCACGAGGTACTCGGAAGATGGTTCACGCTCTGAGAGCAGACCGCCATTAACCTTCACTATGTGTAGCCACACACGACTGGCCAGAAACCGTGGGAACCACGGATCAATCCCCCTCTTTGACCAGCGAATCCGAGGCCTGGCGCCAAAGATCCAACACAAAGAGGCTCAACCCTTCTTCTTCGGTCTCAAACTCCTCAGGAAGGAGAAAGAAACCAGAGTTCGTACGCCGAAAGAACTCACACTTCGGGCCTACCCAGCCGACAAAACTGAGGTAGCGCCATGCCGGCCTGGACCGGTATGCGTATGTCCGACGTACTTTCCCGCAGGACGGAGAAAATACGTCTCTCTTCAAACCCCCGTCTCTACCGTTAGTCCACAAAAAGTCCCGAAGGGCTTCGACTTCTAACGGTCGCGCATCCCTCCCTCGGATGACGCGCAACAATGCATTAGCCGGCGCAAGCGGCTCCTGTGGGAGTATAGTAGGGTGCCTACTACGTAGCATCTGCTTCTCTCTCAGCCAAGAAGCATAGGTCTTATGACCTAGTTGAGACGGGAGAAAACCCCATCTCCTGCCGATCCTGGTGCGCGCAAACGCATCAGTCCACGCACGGGTAGACGCCACGGCTTTCGCCATGTGCATCATGCCCGTCCAATCGGCAAGAGCCCCACCTCTCCTTAAATGGCGCACCTCACGCCATCTCCCCTTCTCTCTGAGAAACGCCGTCGAGTTGACCTCGACGACATTCTCCGCTCGAATTGTCTTGTCATCATTGAGTCGGTACCCCGAGGGGTAGTCCTGCATGGTGACAGCTCGTGAGGCAGATATGACAGTGTCATCACCGTTCACGAGGAAACGAGCGTCCACATCGAACCGGGCGGCCCAGGAGGCAGCGCAGTAAGAGTGGAGACAAAGAAGAGGAAAGGATAGGTAGGATCCCATCATCTGTCCGTGGGTCACCCTCTGGTAACCGCCCTCGACCCTCTCGACGAGAGGGCTCAAAGAAGCTTTCGCCAACGCGCGAATGCTGCGAGGTATCTTCAGAGAACTGAAGAAAGCGACTTCCAGAAGGGTCTCCGACACGTCGTGTCGAAGACCGTCAGTGGCCGCCACCAGATCTACCGAGGTCTGGTGGTCGTTGACACAAACAGATGTCATCCTTTTCTCGGTCGGAGGACCGCAAAGAAGCCAATCCGTGGTCCGCTCGAGATGTGAATACATCAAGCGGTGCAATGGTGCTAAATAGTCCACCGACTCATCATAGATGAGCAGTGGACGGCACTTGCCAGTTGTCGGAACTTCTTTGTAACGCGCCAGAAACAGAGGTGCGACCTCTGTTTCCTGAAGACACGCGTTGAGAAACTCTTCCCTCCTTCCCTGCCAGAGGACGTCCGCACGGGACTTCTTGGGCTCACGGGCAGTTGAATTCGCGACGTGCCTCCCGACGAAGGAGGGGTAGTCGCGATCCCAACCGGGACGGAAGATGCGAGCAGCAACACGCCGGACGTGCTGAAGATACTCGTAGGATGAGGGAGGGGGTTGAGAGAACGCGTTCTTTTCCCACAAAGGACGCGCTGACGGAGTGTGGTGTCGGCAACCCGTTGGCAGGTTCCGTTTTATTGAAGCACAGCTGTGAGCAAGCTCCCAGCGTGCATGACGCCCCAGTCTCTGTAGCGAACAGAGACCGAATTTATCTTTCCTGCCCTGGCGGCGTGGAAAGGCTACAGAGGTCCGCTCCTTACCCTGTAGCAAAAGAAAAGACAAGAAACGAGAAAGATCACCAGGACTACAGTCCGGAAGTTCGCAATATGGCAAGCCATATCGAACCCGAAGCAACTGTAGACCATTGTGGATGGTCTCCATCGTATGCCGAGTGCACCGGTTGCACTCAACACACGGCTTAACCTTAGAACCGCTGGCGGATTTATCTAAGGGCCCCTTTAACGCAGGGGTTACGGCTACGCGCTTGCGCGACGAACGAC